TTGTCGGCAAGACTACAATTCTCGGTGCGGGTTACGGCATGGGTGCGGTGAAGTTCCAAGCGCAGTTGAAAATTTTAGGGGTCGAAACGGAGCTTGATGAGTGCCGTCGCATCATCGACATTTACCGTAAAACAAACCCACACATCGTGGCGTTGTGGCGCGAGGCACAATTTGCGCTAGGTTTGATGAAGGATAGTGTGGAGGGTACGTTGGGTAGGCCGGGAGTGCTTAAGGTGATTGGTAAGCACAACGCAATCAAACTACCCAATAAGTTGTTAATGCGTTACGACGAGCTGTCTGCTGGTGAGGGTGAAGAATTTCACTACAAAACCCGCAAGGGGCAGGTGAAGATTTATGGTGGGAAGGTCATAGAGAATGTGTGTCAGGCGATTGCTCGGTGCATCATTGGTGAGCAGATGATCCGTATATCTAAGCGGTATCGAGTGGTACTGACCGTGCACGATGCGATTGCTTGCGTGGCACCCATGACTGAGAAATACTCAGCCCGTGATTATGTTGAAGAGTGTATGCGGTGGGTGCCTGAATGGGCGCAGGGGTTACCCATCAATTGTGAATCTGGGATAGGGGAAACTTATGGTGATTGCTGAGCTGAATGATTACATCGTGCCGTTTCTTGAGGCAGAAAAAGAGCTAGCGTTGGTTAAGAAAAAGTTGCTTGATAACGACCCAATAATGGCGTATGTTCATATTCTTACCGCTCTTACCGCTCTACATCATGCTAGAAACATCATCGCAAGTTCGCTTCCCGACAAGGGAAACAAAGAAAGCTAAGCCAACACCCGCTTGGAGTTTTAGCAGCATCAAGCTGTTTGACCAGTGCCCGAAGAAGTATTTTCATCTTAAGGTGCTCAAGGATGTTGCTGACCCTCCCACCGAGGCCACCATTTATGGTGGGCGATTCCACAGCGCGGCAGAGGAGTACATCAAGAACGGCACCCCGCTCCCACCGTACTTTAACTTTGCCAAAGCTGCGCTTGATAAGCTCAACGAAATCAATGGGGAGAAACTATGCGAGTACCGCATGGGGCTTACCCGTCAGTTGGAGCCGTGCACGTTTGGTGCAAGGAATGTCTGGTGGCGTGGGATTGTTGATTTAGCGATCCTTGATAAAGAGCGTGGCAAGGCGTTCATTGTTGACTACAAAACTGGTAAGAGCGCACAGTATGCTGACAAAGACCAGTTAGAGCTGATGTCGTTAGCTGTGTTCAAGCACTTCCCTGAAATCGTGAGCGTCAACGCAGGGTTGCTTTTTGTTATCTGCAACGCATTTGTGAAAGACAAATACCACCAAGATCAGCAACAAGAGGCTTGGAGTAAGTGGATGGCGCAGTACGACCGTCTGACCACGGCGTATGAAAGTGGTGTGTGGAATCCTAAACCTAATGCTCTGTGCCGTAATTGGTGCCCTGTACTTAGCTGTGATCACAATGGGAGGAACAAGTAATGCCGTACGTTAACAAACCCCGCCCATACAAGAAAGAATATCAACAACAGCTAGCTAGGGGCGACATAGCAGGTAAGCTAGAACGTCAGCGAGCAAGACGCGCTATTGATAAGAACGGTGCAGATAAAGACCATGACGGGAAAGCTGATCGTCGTGAAGGTAAGGATGTTGCACACCGTAAAGCACTAAGTAACGGAGGATCAAACAAAGACGGATACTTTATTGCCAACAGATCAAAAAACAGATCGTTCAAAAGAAATTCAAAAAGCGCACTTGTGTCTGAAACAAGTAAGCGTGAAAAATAATATGGAGAGTAAATGGAAATCATCGACAACAGGGCGCTCTTATTGCGTCTAAAAAACCCGCAGACGGTTACCGCACACATACCTGATAGCCGCATCGTCGGTAAAGAACCTTCTGGTTCCACACAAGTTCTTGTGAAGTGGGGGCTTCCTGAAGCCCAAGCCTTACGCAATCTTAAGATTCGTAACGTACCATCACCCATCATGCGTGATTACGCATGGGACGGTATACACAAACCGTTTGAGCACCAGAAAACCACAGCAGCGTTCCTGACATTGAACAGGCGGGCCTTTTGCCTCAACGAGCAGGGCACTGGAAAAACTGGATCAGTCATATGGGCTGCTGACTACCTGATGAAAGCAGGACTGATTAAACGTGTGCTTGTGATCTGTCCACTATCAATCATGGACTCGGCATGGCGCAACGATCTATTTAAGTTTGCCATGCACAGAAGCGTTGACATAGCCTATGGTCAAGCTGATAAACGTAAGAAAATTATCCAAGGTGATGCAGAATTTGTAATCATAAATTATGATGGGATGCCGATTGTCAAAGACGAAATCGCTGCGGCTAACTTCGATCTAATTGTTGTAGACGAAGCGAACGCTTATAAAAATATTAGTACGGTGCGGTGGAGAACACTGTACAAATTACTTAAACCGGAAACATGGCTTTGGATGTTGACGGGCACACCCGCTGCACAGTCGCCGCTCGATGCGTATGGGCTTGGCAAACTAGTGAACCCATTAGGTGTTCCAAAAATTTATTCAGCCTATCGTGACATGGTGATGTACCAGATCTCACGCTATCGATGGGAGCCAAAAGACAGCGCAACAGATACAGTATTCAACGCACTGCAACCTGCTATTCGCTTTACAAAAAGTGAGTGCCTCGATTTGCCTGACATGGTTTATGTCACACGCGACATCGAGCTAACCCCACAACAAAAAAAGTATTACGAAACGCTCCGCAAGCAAATGGTTGTCACTGCTGCCGGAGAAGAAATTACAGCGGTCAACGCAGCGGTTGGCTTAAACAAATTGCTACAGATTTCATGTGGTGCAGCCTATACCGACTCTGGCGAAACCGTAGTCTTTGACATCAAGAACCGCTACACCGTACTGCAAGAAGTCATCGAAGAAACGAACCATAAGGTTATTGTTTTCATTCCGTTCAAACACACGATTGAAGTGCTAAAAGAACGACTAACTGAGGATGGTATATCAGTTGAGGTCATCAGCGGTGAGGTATCTGCGGGTAGCCGCACAAGGATATTTAATGACTTTCAAAGCACCTCAAACATCAAGGTGCTTCTTGTGCAGCCCCAAGCCGCAGCGCATGGGGTTACGCTAACCGCTGCCGATACGATTGTGTGGTGGGGGCCAACCCCCTCGCATGAGATCTACGCACAAGCCAACGCACGGGCGCACCGAGCAGGGCAAACAAACAAGGTGACTGTCGTACGGTTGGTAGGCAGTAACGCAGAAAAACATTTATACAAACTTCTTGATAGTAAAGTTAATGCCCACGTACAACTTGTATCCTTATACAAGGAAGTGCTTGACAAGAGCATTTAATGCCATTATATTAGCGGCATAACACAACACAGGAGAGTAAGATGACTGACAAAGAGGACGGTATCTCCGTCGATAAGCTAGTCCGCGTCTATATCAAGATGCGGGAAAAACGCGAAGCCCTAACCCGCGAATACGACACAGCATACGAAGCCATAAGCGAGAAGATGCGTTTGGTTAAGAACGAACTTCTCGACCAGATGCGCTCAGCCAATGTAGAAAGCATCCGCACCACCGAAGGGTTGGTGTACCGCACCGTCAACAAAAAATACTGGACGAGCGATTGGGATAACTTTTACAACTTCATCATGGAACACAACATCCCGCAGGTGTTAGAGAGGCGGGTGCATCAAAACAATTTGAAAGAGTTCTTGGAGAACAACCCCGATTTGCTGCCACCGGGGATGAATGTGGACAGCGAATACTCCGTAACCGTTCAACGTAGGAGAAATTAATGGAAGTCGTTGATGAGAAGTACATCACGATTGAAGATGTGGCGAAGCATTATTCAGTGTCAATCTCAACCGTGCGCTCGTGGATGCGAGCTGACATTATCCCCGCATTAAAGATTGCCAATGTGTACCGCTTCAAGCTGTCTGACGTTGACGCAGCACTGAAAAATTACAGCAAGGCAAAAGAAATCGAGGAGCAGAAGAAAGACCCTCGGCAGTTGGAACTTGACTTTAACCCAGACAAAGATCTGTAAGGAGAAATAGATGTCTGAATTAGCATTGTTCAAAGGTGGTTTACCCGCATATCTCAAAGATATGCAAGACGAAGCAACCCAAGCATTGGCAGGGGGTAGTGGCGGTGGCGGTGCAAAGCGTATCTCAATCGAAGGCGGTGTGTTTCGTATGCTTGTTGGCGGTAAGGAAGTAGCAGTCAACGAAGATCGCTCGATGAATATGATCATCGTTAAAGCTGCGGCAAACAACGCCCGTGTTTTTTACGCCGGTACTTATGTCAAAGGGCAGGTATCCGCACCTGATTGTTGGTCAAATGATGGCATCACCTCAGATGCCAAATCACGTAACCGTCAGGCAGAGAAGTGCGCTGACTGCCCACAAAACATCAAAGGCTCTGGGCAGGGCGAAAGCCGTGCGTGTCGTTTCCAACGTCGCCTTGCAGTGATTCCTGAGAACGAGCCTAACGGGTTTGTGTATCAGCTTACGCTGCCATCAACAAGTATTTTTGGGGATGGTAATCAGGGCAAATGGCCGTTGCTTGCTTACGCAAAACACCTTGCAGCACACGGGGCACCCATCACTGGGGTGATTACTGAGATGCGGTTTGATACGTCAAGCCCAACACCGAAGTTAGTATTCAAGCCTGTTCGTCCTATCACTGAGGATGAATTCAATATGGTGCAAGCCGCTAAAGATGCACCAGAAGCTCAGGCAGCGGTTACTATGACAGTGGCTCAAACGGACGGGGTGCGTAACGCCCCTGCTGCTCTACCTGAACCAAAGGTTGCAGCAAAGAAAACCGAGCCGGACACTAAACTGTCTGACTTACTCAATGAGTTTGATGACGAGTAAGTTGTAGCCTACGGGCGACTAGATCGACGGATTGAAAAGGCTCCGCGCCGCAGGGAGTCCTGTCGCCCTATCTTTTTTCTGCGGAGGAAGCGGCTATGGATACATTAAAATTTTTAGAGACAGTATTACCGACGCAAGGTATCTACGTTGCGTACACATCGAAAGGCCCAAAAAAAGATAACGTATATAAACAAAGCTACTATGAGCAGATCGACGGTCTTATTGAACGAGGACAAGAAGCAAAACGTATAGGTTGGGATGCGTACTTCGCACTGGCTACATTTCCTGTTAAAGGAACCCGCAAAGCTAAAGACGCAGCCTATTTAAAGAGCTTGTTTTTAGATGTGGATTGTGGGGAAGGAAAGCCCTATGCCACACGCGAAGATGGAATACGCGCCCTAGTTTCTTTCTGTAAAACATACAAACTACCCAAACCTTTACTGACGAGTAGTGGTAGAGGTGTCCATGTCTACTGGCCTTTCACCCAAGAAGTTACCAAAGAAGAATGGCAGAAGGT